TTTCTTATTTTACCTTGGGTAATTAATTTTATCGCCCCAATGCTGTCTAAAGACAATGTAGATTTAGGTATAGGACGATTATTGGCGTATTCCGTATATAAACTCATAGCGACTCCTTTTGTTAAAAACGGTGTTAATACTACCTTATTTTACTATAATATAGCATGTTTTGTAACAAGTATGTTAAAATATTTGGTAACTATTTGTAAATTTTTTAAAAAAAAGATTCAAAATATTCTCTTTTGTAAATAAAGATACTGTTAAATGCCCTTTATTTGTAAACGCAAAACTAAAGAAAAAGCGCTTAAATGCCTCGTGTAAATGTTAATAACACATCTTTTGTGTTCAAAGTTTACATAGAGGCTTGCCTCTTGTAAATCAACTTTGTTAATAACGTGTTAAAAAGCGCCTTTCAACACGCTCCCTTTGCGTTTTTTATAAGTAAAATATGGCTTAAAAGTGTTATTTTTTTGTTTTTTGTTAATCTGTTATGTTTCTATAAAAATAAGAGTAACAGGAAATTTTTTATTTTTAAAAAATGTTTTTTATAGCTTTTGATTATAAGTTATTGATATAAAATAATATATAACGTTATTGGGTCAAATGTTCTCTAATATTTACAGAGTGTAATATAAGTTTATATAAATCAAGGTTTTATAATTATTTTTAAAAAATATATTGGTTATTGGGCCTCTTAGAACTCATCTGTGTGTTATTATTGTGTTAATTATAACAGTCGAAACGCTGATTTCATCATTTTTGGGCCTATAGCGCTAATATGCCAATATCTTTTTCATTAATACATAGTCAATTAATTTATAAAAAGCAAAGACTCACAACCTCTGTCCACGCACCGGGGTCCTGGCGTAAAAATAAAAGATTTCTTTTTGTTGTAAACAGTGTATATTATATACATGCCGCGGTTAACTAACCAAGATTGTAAGATGAAATCACCACCAATAAAGGATCTTGACTTATATTGTGAACTTCTTTTACAGGGTAAAAATGATGATGAAATCTGCGAAGCCCTGTACTATGATCTTCCAACCTATAATAAACTTCAACCTTTTTTTCTATTTTATTTTCGTGAGTTTACAAAAAACAGGTATATTAACAAAAAACAAAATCTTAAGGAAATGTTTCCTTTAACGGATAATTTTAAAGATAAATTCCTTGATTGTTTACAAGCAGGACAGACCATCGCTAAGGCCGCGCAGATGATCGGAATACCATTGCCCGTGGTAGTCGACGTATGGTATAAAGATGAGGAATTTAAAACCCTTGCCGCATACACTTCCGAAATGGCCGTAATAAACGTTGAGAACGCCCTGTATAAACGAGCTATAGGTTTTGAGCATGATTCAGAATCGGAAACAATATGCGAAAACGAAGTTCTTGATAAAGAAGGAAATCCTGTCAATACAAAATCAACCACAAAAAATAAGAGTCGAAAGATAGTTTATCCTGATGTAAACGCGGCAAAATACTATTTGTGGAATCGCAACCCAGATAGGTGGAGTCGTGAGGGAGATTCAGGAAATGCCACTCGAAATGAAAAGGGTAAAATTCTTGAATTTATCAACAAAGAGATAAATGATGATACTTAGTCCTAAACAAAAGGTGGTTATACGTCTTAGCGATGCGCGCCTAAATATCTTGGAGGGCAGCGTGCGGTCGTCAAAGACTGTGGCCTTTATATGGAGATGGATTAAATACATCGGAGGTGCTCCGCCAGGTGATTTACTTATGGTGGGAAAAAGTATGGGTTCATTGTATCGTAATATGGTACGCCCAATGCAAGATTTGTTAGGTGATCAGATGCACTATTCGCCTGGGAAACATGAGGTTGATTTATGGGACAGGAAGATTTTTTGTTTTGGTGCGTATGATGAAGGAAGTGAGGGGACGCTTCGCGGAATGACTGCTGCTGGAGCTCTTGGGGATGAATTAACATTATGGCCAAAATCTTTTTTCATGACCATGCTGGCGCGGTTATCGGTAAAAGGCGCGCAGTTTTTCGGCACGACCAACCCCGATTCTCCTTATCACTATATTAAAACAGATTTCCTTGATCGTAGTGATCTTAATTTATATCAAGAACATTTTGTTATTGACGATAATCCTTTTCTTGATTTTCAATATGTTGCGGACCTAAAAAAAGAATACGTGGGTCTTTGGTATAAACGCTTTATCGAGGGATTGTGGGTCCAGGCCGAGGGTGCGGTATATGATTTCTTTGATGAGGCAATTCATACCAGAGATATTTTCAATCTACCACGCGCGCAGGAGTACGGGATTGCGGTGGATTATGGCACGGACAATCCTACTTGCTTTTTACTTTTTGGTGAAAGGCAAAGTAATATTATCACGGTACCAAAAATGCCAAAGTGCTGGGCCATAAAGGAGTATTATTACGATTCGAAGATAACTAATCGGCAAAAGACCGACGAGGAATACGCGGATGACTTTATCATTTTTATGGGGGATAAGGACATCGCAAATATCTATATAGATCCCTCTGCTTTATCTTTTATAACGGCGTTAAAAAGAAAAGGAGTGATCAATATACGTGAAACCAATAACTCGGTTTTAGATGGCATTAGGACGCAGGCCGCAATGCTCAAAAATGGGGACTATATCGTAGGTAAACCATGCCGGCAAACTATAAAAGATTATGGGGCGTATTGTTGGGATGTACGCGCGCAAAAGAAAGGGGAGGATAAGCCATTAAAACAAAACGATCATTCTAAAGACCCGGAAAGATATTACCTTTACAATAGGTATGGTCTCAAAAAACTTAACTATGAAAGGTTGACGCAATGGTAGAACAAGATAAGTATTTTAAAACAAATGTACGAGATTGTCCGAGGTGCGGACATGACCACAAGGCGTTGACGTTTAAAAGGTTTACACGAGCAGCAGATAAGTATACTCATTTTTGTATCTGTCCGCAAAATCACGAACCAATTTTGGGGCATAAACTCATTATAGCTAAAGGTGAGTAGTATGACCGAAAATCAATTTTGGACCGTAATGTTAGGCGTAGCGGCGGGAATGATTATACTCTGTGTTGTAGCCATGGTAATCCAATTAGAATAAACAGAAAGATGAGGGCTAAATGATAAAAAAATTAATCGAATGGTATGTAGATACGTGGAAAGAGATGACGACTTATCAGAAATGGTTTTTGTTTCCATTATTGCTAATTTTTTTTCCCGTAGTGCTAATGACTTTATTAGTGAATGAGAGGGACTAACATGAGTAACCTTATTCTTCCAAAAGATCCAATGCGTGAGCAGTTCGAAGCGATGCATCAACGTATAACGGTATTGTCCGAACAAGTAAATTATTTACTTAGGACATTGTATCGGGAAAATTCTAACCATGAGGTTTTCCAGCGCAACCCTGCTTTACGAGAAGAAACAAAGAAAGCTGTTGAATTGGAGCATGAGCATTTACGGATGGTTAAAGAAACAGTGGAAACACCAGAATTTACTCGAGAACAAATTAAACGACTTAACGCGGAGATGAATAAATGAGTGAAATAACCATAAAAGAAAAAGTTGTTCAACAAGCAACACAGTTAGTGATAATGGGGCAACAGGTGAATTTTTTGCTTCGGGAACTTTACAAATCAAAACCCGATCACGAAATATTCATTAAAAATATAAATTTAGCGGTGACCGTGAAAGCGGCCGTCGATACGGAGGTAAAAAATGCAAAAGCAAAAGAACCAACAAACCCCTGATCTACGTAATGATGGATGGGCTAATTTACTTACAGGAATTGGGATTAAGGGTAGGGATAAGACAGCGCACACAATGTATATAGCGGACGCTCGTCTTGAATATCACGATCTAACGCAGATGTACCGCGGTGATGGACTTGCCCGTCGAATTATTGATCTTCCGGTACATGATATGTATCGGCAATGGTTTACTCTTGAAGGTGACACTGATGGTATTGTTAATAAATATCTTCGGAAACTTAATGCTAAAAAAAGTCTTAAACGAGCGCAACGTTTCGGTTATCTTTACGGAGGCGCCCTTGCTATTATGGGAATTAATGACGGTGGTCGTTATTGGGAACCAGTAAAAGAAAACAAAATAAAATCCATCGAACATATTCATGTTTTTGATCGCTGGAGGGTGACGTTAAATACGGCCGATCTTTATGTAGATCCTGATCTTGATAAATATGGAAAACCGGAGTACTATAATATCGTCCCTATTTATGGTGCGCCGTTCCGTGTCCATGAAAGTAGGGTACTACGATTTGAAGGTGTTGACGTTGCGGACCAAATGCGAATACAAAACCAAGGATGGGGTGATTCGGTGCTGCAATCTGTTTATAATCGCCTCCGCGGGTTAGGTGAGTCGTACCTAAACATTGAAAATATTCTTGATGAATTTATTCTCGGTGTGTTAACAATTGATAACCTCCAGGAATTAATTGCATCTGGCAAAGAAGCCTTGATACAAAAGCGTCTCACTCAGATTGATTTATCGAAGCATATTATTAATTCTATCCTCGTTGATAAAGAAGAAAAATTTGAAAGACATTCAACAACGACAACAGGATTAAAAGAATTGATGGATGTTTTAATTGAGGGAGTGTCTGCTGGAACGGGGATCCCGGTTTGTTTACTAATGGGACGCAGTGTTGGAGGACTTGGCTCGGAGGATGCCTCCCTTGTTAGGTTATACTATGATAAAATATCCGCGCAGCAAGAAGAAGATTTACTTCCGCAATTGGAACAGTTAATTCGTTATATTAATATTGCGCAGAATAACGTTCTCGGCGATCAATGGGAGGTTTGTTTTAGTCCTCTTTGGCAACCGACGCAGAAAGATGCAGTAGCGACCAAACTCGTACAGGCGCAAGCGGACGAAATTTACATGCAAAATGGAACTTTGCTCCCCGAAGAAGTCGCGCTTGCCCGATTTGGTGGGGATCACTATTCGGATGATATGGTACTTTCTCCAGCACACCAAGCGGAACTTGAACAATATAAACAAATGCCAGACAATACTGAAGCATTAATCGCAGATGTAAATCGTGAAAAGGAAAATGCGATTAGTGATCCTGCGGATCGACTTGGAGTAAATAAAACCACCGATCTTAAAACGATGGCGTTAGGTTTTCCAAAAGAAAGTTCTAAAATCGCCGGTTCCGCTCCGATGCAAGGAACCGTTCAAGATGTCATAGCAAAAAAACAGGAATAAAATAAATATGTCACATAATCCTTTTTCACAGCGCGCGCGAATAATGCGCCAGCATAAACGTCAAGGAGCAAAACCATTTAAAAAAGCTCCACGGTGGCTTTATCCGATGGCTATCGAAATAAAGTACAAATTATTTTTACTTTCTTTTATAAAGCGATTAGAAACGCATGTCAGGCGGATTCTATTGCCCGTATTACCTGGGATTATTGCGGATTCAAATATGCTGCAACGAGTAGACGCCTGGGGAGAAGAGCTTGAAAGTGTTATGGAGGGACTATCAATTTCGTTTGATAAAGAATTAAGTGATGACGCTTTACAGGCATTTATGCAAACGATTACCGAAAGAACAAACTTATGGAACACTACGCAACTTCATTCCCTTGTAAAAACAGTGATGGGAGTAGAACATTATGCCTATGAACCTTGGCTTAATAGTCACATGAAATCGTTTGTAACCGAGAACATTGGATTGATTAAGAAACTTAAAGAAGAGACTTACCAAAATATCAATCACATCGTGCAAAGTGGAGTACGCGGAGGTGATTCTTATAAAACTATAGGCAAGGAAATTTTAGGAACTGATCTGGAACCAGGGCAATTTACAAAAACAGCAGATCGGGCGCGATTAATTGCTCGTGACCAAATTGGAAAGTTTAACGGTGAGTTGACTAGCATACGCCAAAAGTCAATCGGCATATCTGAATATTATTGGCGTACTGCCGGAGACGAACGCGTACGTGATTCGCATGATGCACTTAATGGTATGCTTTGTAAATGGGACGATGATACTGTCTATTCAGACGATGATGGTGAAACATGGAAACCACGTACATCGGAGATGTTTGAAGGAAATCCGGGGGACGATTATCAATGCCGGTGTTGGGCCGAAGCTAAATTTACCGAACCATCTTCTAATGATGAGGAGGCAATTGATGAATCCGAGTGAAATTTTAAGTTTACTTTTAATAACGCTAAAAAAATACATGTGCAGGGGATCATTTACCGGTAAGATAATCTTTACCATACATTGTCGAGAAGGCAGAGCTGCAAAGTGCACTTCTGATGTTCAAGAAAATTTCACCAAAATTTTCATAGAAAATAATGGTTGCGTAATTGATAAAAAATAAATTTTTATTGTACTTTTTATAAAATACATATTATATTATAGTCGTGCAAGAGTAGCGCGATAATATCAACCCTCTTGCATGAGTAACAATCATAGCTTGGTGGACGCGCGATAATATCAACCCCGCCATGGTTTGTCTGATTGGCCTGAAGCCTTTTCAAGACGAAACATGGTGGG